ACGTTTGATGTTGAATCTCACAGTATTAGTGACGAAACTAAAGCTTTGAATAATTACTTAGCTACTCAGAACACGGAAATGAAGCAAGAAATCATCAGTTTTTTAAAACAAAACAAAGGAGGTAACATAAGCAATAAACAAATAAAAAATGTAATTAGAGTAGTTGAAGAAATAGACGCAGCGATAGAGAATAACAGAGATTACAAAAAGTATTCAAATAATATTATTAATTTTTTCAAGAATACTATCCATAACCTGGTGGACGTATTTCCGAATATAATTTTGAACAACGTTGATTATAATAATGTAATAATGAAAAAATACCTGAATTTGTCAAAAACTCACATTAATAAAATTAAAACCATGGTTTCTGAATATTACAAACCTTTGCGTGAGCAGTACAGTAATAATGAGATAACCAGTATTTTATATAAGGTGCAGCAAGATTGTCATACTATTGAACTACTATCTACGCTTACACCTACGTTTTCTACTATAGATGATAAACGACAAAAAATTACGCCTATATATGATGAAAGAACAAGCATAATGATTTTTATATACTACACGCTAAAAATTTTGCATACTTATGTAAGTTTGTCTCAGGAGTCAGATATGGTAGTAACTGAAGTCGCAAAGAATGATGTAGAGGAAGACCTTATAACAGCTGAATACTATGATGAAGGTGAAACCAAGGTTGATTTTATGGAAACAACTGATCGTGAATCGACACAGCTCATAAAAGGAAATGTCAAATTGCTTAAACAGAAAACCGTAGGGTTGTTAGTTAACTACCTAACTATTATTAATAACGATAAAGAGATTGTGGACATTACTTATGAAAGCATATCAGATAAAATATTCAAATTAAAGGACAAAGAAAAAGATGTAATTCGGTCAAGATTGACATTAATGACTGATGAGGAAAGGAATATTGATACTATGATGAAGGTAAACAAGTTGGGTATGTGGGGGAAAGGAATGGAAAAGGGACTTACACAATATGTGAAAGAAACGTATGATGAAGAGGAGGACTTTAGGAATAAAATGATGGATGTCGAGAATAAATTGCGACGTAAAAATGTTCAGGATGAAGATTTGGATGATGTAATAGAAGATTATCTTGAAGAAGAAAACGTGACTAAAGAGATAGAAGCAGAGGAGTATGACATGAGAAACATGACAAGTGATTATGATGAGGGTAATTGGGTCGATTTTGATCCTGATGAGGATAGCGAATATTATTAAAACACGAATATGCGAATATATTATGAAATAAAAATAAAATAAAATTTTTTAAGGAATCAATATATATGATGTCTAAGAAATATATACGAGAAAATATCCCTTTAGTATCCATTATTATTTTTGTAATATTATTTGGTATTATACAATTCAACAAACCGAGGTTCCTTTACAATAAGGATGGTAGTTTAAGAGACTTCGGTATTGGGTACAAAAATAAAACTATATTCCCAGTTTGGTTATTATCTATTGTTTTAGGAATATTATGTTATCTGGCTGTGAGATATTATGTTACTTATGTTTAATCATATGTATATTATATTTAAAAGTGCGAAATTTACAAATTAGATAAGAAAAAATATTTTCATATCTAATACCTACTACAGAAAGGTGTACAACTAAATGTCTGCTAAAATGTGTAAAATATTATCACTATTTTATTCATTTTTTTATGTATTTTGTGTCATTTTACAAAATGATAGCATCTACACTTTTCTGTTGTTGCTTCTTTTATATCAAGTATTTTGAAAGGGATAAAATTGATATTATCTAATTAATCAACTGTATAAGTTGTGCTAGTTTTTGCCTTTTTATCTTGTTCTGCTTGGTCTTCCTGATCCAAGAAATCTTGGTAGTTCTTCTCCATCTGTGCAGGACTAGTTACACAACCCTTTGAATTAATATTCAGCTGTACAAATGACGTTACTATTAAACCTGTGTAAATAAACCATAATGCTTCGCCTACATTATCACGTGTAGTGACTAGACTAAATAATTTATTTTTCATATCTATGGTTTCTTGGCTACTAGCATCTTTGTACTTTTCCTTCATTAAAGGTTGAAGTGTAGTCCAAAACTGTGTGAAATTAAGTGGAACTATTTGATTAATTAACAACGACGGATTTGTCATAATATTCATAATCACCTGAGCTGCATTTTGAAGTGCGTTTTTCTCTTTCGCTGAATGGTTATTATCTTCTGCAAGGATAGATTGTACTTCTGTTTGGATTAATATTTCGTCTAATATTGCATTCGCATTACTAGATATCATTAGGTAGCCAATAACATCAGAAAATGCGCTCTTTATACCTGGAAAAAGAATAAGTGCGGCGACAACTAAACCAAACATGAAAATCCAAGGCAAGAATGTAGCTATAGCAGCAGGGCCAAGATTATCTTTAACATTACCACCACATTTATTAGTAATACCTGCAATATTAAGTAAAAATTGACTTAATAGGATAACTAAGAAAAAAGCAGCTAAACCAAGATGAACAGATTTATTATATTCTTTATACTCCTCTACATTAGACATCCTCTCTAATGTTAATACTGGTTTGATTTTCAAGTAATATACAACTGTTGTAATTACAAATGCGATCAAATTTAGAATACTATTCATATAAATAATATGTATAATTTATTTTATATTTTTAATCATAAAATATATGGATAGTTTTTTTGTGAATAGACGTCCCATATTAACAGAGCCAGGGGTTAAACACTATATAGGAGAATCGTTGAAACGTTGTAACAAAGTAAGAATACAGTTCGAAAATTACGTCTTCAATATTGGTATGTTACTTTTTTTCGTTATACTTACTGTAGGTATACTGTTATGGAAATATAAAGGGAAACTATCGCCTGCTGAAAAATACGAAAAGGACAAAGAGAAACAAGAATATATTTTATCTAAAATACAGAAATTTGAGTTAGCGAAGAAACAAGCACATCAAGAATTAATAACAGGTCTCCCACACTGGGAGAAAGAAGTTAATGATATTAATACTAAAATTATTTATTAAATTTTGCATTTTGCATTTTGCATTTTGCATTTTGCATTTTGCATTTTGCATTTTGCGTTTTTGTTTTTGAACATGGATGGTAGTATTATGTAAATAAATAAAATGTTTTTCATAATATAAAATAAGCGATGTCGATGATTCATGAGTTACGTGTTTTGGTAACTGGTGGATGCGGATTTATTGGGTCAAATATAGTTGAAACATTACTATTGAATGGTGCCAAATTTGTAAGAGTACTTGACAATTTGCAAACTGGCAAAATAGAGAATATACAATTTTTGTTGGATAAGTATGACAATTTAGAGTTTATCTATGGTGATATTTCTGATTTAGAAATGTGTAAAAAAGCTGTACAAAATATTGATGTAATTACTCATCAAGCGGCATTATGCTCTGTGCCTATTTCTATTGACAATCCGCTACTAAATAACCAATCAAACGTAAATGGTTTTATAAATATACTCATTTCAGCTAAAGATGCTGGTATAAAAAGAGTAGTCTATGCGTCATCCTCTGCGGTTTATGGCGACGACACAACTTTGCCTAAAATTGAGCAAAAAATAGGCAACTCATTATCCCCTTATGCAGTCGGTAAACATATAGACGAATTATATGGATATACATTTACAAGTTGTTATGGTATGGAATGTATTGGTCTACGTTATTTTAATATATTTGGCCCAAGACAAGACCCGAAGGGACCATATGCAGCGGTAATATCGAAATTTGTTGACATAATGAAGGAAGGTAGACAGCCAGTTATTAATGGTGATGGTACATTCTCACGCGATTTTACCTATGTAGATAATGTTGTACAAGCCAATATTTTGGGTTTAACTACTAATAATACTGAGAGTTTTGGAGAAGTGTTTAATATAGGAACAGGTAATGAAACTACTATATTAGAATTAGTAGACGCGTTGAATGATATACTAGGAGTATCAATTAAACCTATTTTTGGCGATGAACGTGTTGGAGATATTAATTTTAGTAAAGCGGATATAAGCAAAGCACAACGCGTATTGAACTTTAATCCTAGTGTAAGTTTTAAGGAAGGACTAGAGAAAATGAATATTAACTAAACATTAAATCAGTAATACAATAAATATATAAAATTAAATAATTTTGTATCTTTATATATTAATTAACAATATGAGTCACAACGATTTAAATAATGCCTTGTCCAATTATTACAAACTCAAATCAAAATATGAGACGTTTAATACCAAATTAAAAATGAGAATCATTAACAACTCTGATTTAAGCAAAAAGGAAAAACAAAGAGAATTCCAAAAAATAAAATACAAGTGTGTGAAATGTAAAAATATAGGTGGATCTAAATTTACAAGTACAATTAGCAAAGTAGATGGGAATAAAGTACGTATTTTGCAGGCTATATGTGGAAACACCGAAAACCCATGTAACCTGAGTATAAAGATAGAACTACCAGAGATTCAGCTATTTCCAGATGTATTAAAGGATATAGAGGAAGAAGTAAAGAGTGATAAAGAAGCTATAATAAGATACAAAAATAACATATTGTTTGGTTATTCAAACAGCGACCAAGTTGTCGGAGATTTTAATAAATTGAAGGAAAATGTAACTACTATCGTCGAGACATACTCTATTTATTTGGATGAGTATTATTCTATAATTGATAATGAAGGCACTAGTGAAAACATTACAAAGAACGAGATAGAAATAAATATTGCTATAACTGAGATTAAAAAATTAATTAAAGAATACAACTCTACAAACAATAACGAACTAATCGTAGATGCAATCAAATTATATACCGATATATTAGACCCTCTTTTAAAGAAAACTATGCAGGTTAAATATAAGGAGAACGAAGTGATATTTGATGCGAATGAACATGCGTATTCATTAATACAAAATAAATATAAATTAGCTGATATAGAGTTTTCAACATCAGATGCCAAGGTATTGATGAATGTTATATGAATATCACGTTCAACATATAAAATAAAATAAAATATAAACTATAATTATATGATATTCAACTATATTTCGCTACCTGTATTTTTGATAAGTTTTGCAATAGGCCTATTTTTTGTATACATTTTAGGACCAGAAAAAAAGAAGGTCTATATTTATCCTTCGCCAGAAAATGTAGATAAGGTATTGTTTAAAGACAGGGCCGATAATTGCTTTTTCTACAAGTCAGAAGAAGTAACATGTCCGAAAAATCCCGATGATATTTCCGCAATTCCAGTACAATAACATTTTAATAATAAAAAAAAATAACCAATCATTATATAATGCAGATACATATATCTAGATTTTTACATACAACTAGAGGAAGAAATATAATGTCAGTTATACTAGGATTTGGGTTAGCTTCGCTATTTAGAACCGTATGTAAGAATAAAAATTGTATTATGTTTAGTTCACCGCCGTTGGAAGATGTATCAAAAAAAATATATAGAGGAGAAAATAATAAATGTTACAAATTTGTACCTCATGCCACAAAATGTAGTAGTGATAAGAAGATTATATCTTTTTATAGTGACGACGAATAATAAAGAAGATATAAGGAATAGAACATATAAGGAATAGAACATATAAGGAATAGAAGATACAGAAGAATGAGCAATTTGCGTAAATTCACATCAAAAGTATTATAACATTATAATAATTATGAGTGTTGAAAATGAAACCACAAATATTAGTGATTTGAGAATGGACCCAGTTGGTGGCGGTACATCGCAGAATGTTGTAGTTACTGCAACAGAAACACACCCATCTATACCATCACAACCACAAGGTCCTCCCCCTAATAGTGCACCTAATGGTACACCAGGTATCAATCTGGATGAATCTACTATAAACCAAATCGTAACTGGTATCAATCAAGCAAACGCAAGCGGTATGACACAATTAAGCAGTCGGGATATTCCTATGAACCCTTCACAAATAACGACCGACCCAAATATTACGCCTAACTATGTTCCTATGCCAGAGGCACATCAGGATTATTTAGAGGAAACGCACGACAATAATTATATTTTTGACAATATGAACAACAAAATTGTTAGAAACAACAACATAGATGACCTATATAATGACATGCAAACGCCTTTGCTTCTGGCAATATTATATTTTTTATTTCAAATGCCATTTTTTAAAACTAGAATATACAAGTTATTTCCTATGTTTTACGCGGAAGATGGTAATATGAAAATAAATGGAATGATTTTTGTCAGTATTCTGTTTGCTATGACATATTACATTTTATACAAGACACAATTTATTTTTAGTAAGTTTTGAAACCTATTTTCGTGGTACGGCAATCTGGATAGCAACATGAATAGTAGTATTAACATATCGTCCTTGTTTCATGACATATTCTGGAATATCTGCATAGTAGCTTTTGCATATGTATATCAAAACTATATACATAGATATATTTACGTGTAGTCCTTTGTGGAGTTTAATAACATCATATAAATGATTTAAATGGTTTATATGATATAATATATTGTTATAATCGATATATTGTTATAATGGAATTAACTAATTTTTTTGATTCATATAGCAACTATATTAATGTAATAAGAATGATGATATTTGATAAAGTAAAAACTGGTAATACAGTAGTTGACACATTATTAACAACCACAATACTTTCTCTTATTGGGACCTTGTTTTCTATTTCTAATAAATTTAAATTTGCTGATATATTATCTGATTTATATGAATATTTTCAACGTAAAAAAGCAAGTAAAATTGTAATTAGTGGTAAGATGTGTACTTCGTCTTCCAATTATGGCGAGTTTTATGTTTCGTCAGTTTATTCCACCAATTTTAACGCATTATTGAATCATATAATGAGTCATATTAATACATCAAATAGTGAAATTCATGAAATACGAGAACTGTATTCGAATAATAACATAAAAGGTGTTGAGGATACCCATTATATGGTATCACAAACTACAGATTTTATGATATACAAGGATATATACATCAACATTAATACGACAGATGATAAGATGGAAGGAGATAAGTCCAAGTCCTATATAATAGAAAATATTACGCTGACAATATATTCTCATGTTTTATCAATCGAACAACTGAAGAAACATTTGGACAAAATTACACATGATTATAATGCTAAAATCGAGAAAAACAGAATAAACAAGCAGTTCATATACACAATAAATAGAAGTACATTAACGCTAAAAGATAATGAAGAAATGATAGATATTTGGGACGAGAATGAATTCAAGTCTAACCGTAGATTTGACAATATATTTTTTGAACAAAAGAAAGAAATTTTGAACAAGATTGATTTTTTTTTTGGAAAATAAAGAATGGTATGATGATAAAGGGTTACCCTACAATTTAGGTATAGGGTTGTATGGTGATCCTGGTACAGGTAAAACGTCATTCATCAAGGCTATTGCAAACAAAACCAAAAGAGACATAATCATTATACCACTTAAACTGATTAAAAATACCGGTCAATTGAAGAAAATATTCTTTGAGAACACCTATAACAAGTTGAATAGTGAAGGTAGTAAAATGTTTGATAAGAAGATAATAGTGTTTGAAGATATTGATTGTATAGGAGAAATTGTCAAGGATAGAGCTTATAAAAATGATAATAGTTCAACAGTTGGTGGTAAAGTTTCAACGCAACAAATAACATATGATATGCGTAAATTTCCTCAATCGAACAGTCATAACAATCCTAATAATAATGATATGATGTGTCCCAATATGATACTTTATGACGACCCTTTGACGTTAGATGATTTCTTGAATTTGTGGGATGGTATTCAAGAGACATCTGGAAGAATAATTATTGTTACGTCGAATTTTTATAATCATCTGGATCCTGCGCTCACTAGACCTGGTAGAATTGATATTAGTCAGGAGCTCAAGAAGGCAAACCATGATGTAATACAAGAAATCCATGAACATTTTTTTGAAAAGAGAATATGTGAAAATCAAGTTAGAAAGATTAATGAGTATTTGTATTCGCCTGCTGAGCTGATTAACATTTATCTGTCTTGTAACAATTCAGAGGAAAAATACATATCGCGGTTACAGGAGAACAAGAACGTGATGTGATATGATATGATATGATGTGATGTGAGGTGTTGTATTGACCATAATTATATGAATTCGCGTATACGATTTCATATAATATATTTACACCTTTGAATATTTAAGTTCGCACAAATATGTATTGTTTTGTCTACTATTTTATATTACTTCTACATTTTGCGTACTCTCTTACTTCTCTTTTTATGCCCTTTTTTGCTTGCCTTTTTATTGGCCCTTTTACTTGCCCTTTTAACCCTTACTTTACGAGTCATTTTTCTTGATTTACGTTTATGCTTTCTTGTTTTACGTCCACCTGTAGTAGAAGAACTGTATTTGATTTTTAACGCTTCATAAATTTTATCAGCTTTATCTGAATCGCCGGTTATCCCAGTTGTAATAATAGATTGTAAAGGTTCATATTCTATATATTTATCTATTTTAGAATTATATTTTTGTTGATTTGTTACAGCTTTTTTCATAAGATAACTCCATGCACCCTTCAATCTGTTGTCAAAACACGTGTCACCATTAGTAAGAACCTCTTTTATATTATCTATGGTGTTAGTATTTGATATATTATTATTTTTTTGTGTGCAAGACCTGTATAAAGAAGCTAAGAATATTAGACCTGTTAATTGGGTTCTCGACAAAAATGATCCACATAATAGAACTTTTGGTTGTGCAGCTGGATTAATAAAATCTTTGCATAAATTTGAATTGTCTTCTATATAGTTTGCTATATTATAACCTAATTGTGCTGCTTGAGTCATACCTAAATAAGTCAGACTACTGTCTACCATTTTTTCATTGGTAGGTTTATTATGTATTGAATTTCCGTGTCTTATAAAATATATGACAACTTTACCTTTTTGTTCGATAAAATCTTTATCCTTATTACTATTATGATAAAAAGCATTTTTGAGCCATGCTCTTAATGTTTCATCGTCTATTTGATTATAACTGTCCTTCGTACAATACAAGTATTTTTTTCCGCCTCCTTTATTTTTATCTTGTTCAACTTGTTCATTTTCCTCAACAGTATTATTATTGCATGCCTCCTTACTAGCAAAAGCACCCTTATCTGGAAATCCTGGGTCTACAATTTCTATCTTTATACCATCTTCATTTACACCATCTTTGTTTGGTTTTTCTATTTCGATACGTATAGTAAAATTGTTTGCATATGCATTACATTTTACCCCACAATTTGTTTTGTCTGGTGCTGATGGAGCGATTTTTGTCAAAGGTATAAGAGGGTCTGTTTTATCAGCTGTACTACCTTGTTTCTTCATACGATTATGATGTGATACTATTACACATGTTACGTTACCTTTGTTGTCTTCCTTTACGGTTCCCTTTATATACTGTGCATACATCCTCCATTTATCCTGTGTATCTATATCTTTACATCTCTTTTGACTACTACTACTACTATTAATAATACTAAAAATACCACTCCTTAAAAAAGAACGTTCCTTGGCAGGACCTACCATTGCTCTCCTGAAATTATTATTAGGCTCGCCAAATGATAAAGCTTTTTGTCTAGCATCCTCAAACACGTTACCAATACCCGTATCTCTACGCCACAATTTATACATATCGTCGCGATCAATCTGTTTAACGTTGGTTGCTGGTTGTTGTTCAAGTTCAAGTATATTCAGACCTGCTACTCTTTCTTGTGTACATGGTAAAATCGTTAGTTTATCAACTAATCCTGGAAATTGGTTTTGGGTTTCCCCTGTATTATTAATTTGGTTATTATTACTATTCATGTGTTGTATCTTATATTATATATTTATAAAATAATAAATGTTGATTATTTTATAATTCGTATCATAATACCTAAATTATTCTATTACTATAGTATTCAATTAGTATGATTAGTAAATATTCAAAAAAGTTAGTAGAAAACCTACCAGAAAAACTATCCAATCAGCACGAACCAATAGTAATCGACTTAATTTTAGACGGAGGATTGATTAACGGAAGTTATCTTATAGGAGCCCTCAGTTTTTTGAAAGAAATGGAACACAAAAACTATATAAAAATACGACGCATATCAGGAGCAAGTATAGGTGCACTTATGGCATTCATATACTTGTCAAATGATATCGATTACATGAATGATATAGGTGATACACTTGTAAAAAAAATAAAGGATAATTATAATTTATCTTTTATTGCCGATATAGAATCTCTCATACAAAAGAATATACCTGATAATATTTGTGAATTAGTAAACGATAAATTATTCATATCATACTACAACGCGCAAAAAGTAAAAAAAATAGTAAAGTCGACATACAAATCGAAAGAAGAGATTTTCAAAACAATCACCAAATCTTGCTATTTGCCCTTTGTAATAAATGGTGGTCTTCTATATGAAGACAAATATGTAGATGGTTTCACCCCCTTTATCTTCAAGAAGGAGTCCAACGTAAAAATACTGCATATAGAATTACTAAGTAGTGACAAATTTATAGACGCATTTAGTATAAAAAATGAAAACTCATTTACACATCGTTCTTTATCAGGCATTTTAGATATACACAACTTTTTTATAAAGGGTACTAAAACTAATATGTGTAGTTACTTGGATGAATGGAATGTCAAAAACAAACTAATGTTCAAAATTAAATTATCTTTTGAAATGATGTTTGTCTACACAGTATATGCTATAATATATGCAAAAAAATATATATTTCCATATATTGAAGATAGTTTGTTTTCTAAAATAACAGCTGTTATAATAAAGGATATATGGCTTGAGATGTTGCGTCATTATTGTATATAATGGGGACGGGACCTGGGTTTCCTGAGTGTGCGCGTGTATGTGTCCTATATATAGGACCATTATATTCTATGGTTTATTCTTTCTGGTTCTCTTATTCTTACCATATATTAGTTTAAATAATTTGTTTTGTCTACTTTTTTCAGCGTTGGATGCTTTTTTCTTAGCACGCTTATTTTTCTTGGTCTTTGGTTTTGTTAGTTTATTCTGTTTTGTCTGTTTGTTTTGTTTTGACGAAGAATTATTTGATTTTCTTGATGTAGACTTTTTATAAGAACCATTACTACTAGCCGATGGTTTATAATTCAAAAACCATTCTTCGAATTCAGGCGAGTTTCTATCATTCTTCAGTTTCAAATACATCTCGTTTTTGTGAGAACGAATTTCCTCGACACTTTCTTGATGACCATAGCAATTAATACTGAAACGCCGCAATAATCCTTTTTGTGCTAACCGATTTTTTTGTTGCACGTCAAACAAGAATTGCGACATACATAATATTCTATCTTTGAATTCTGAAAAGTATTGTCTGTTCGTGTATAGAAAAGCTAAATAAAAGTTCAACATAGTATCGATCGTGGCTACTCTAATCTTTTCACCTTTGATGTTTAAAACGTTGTAACTGTGACATGCGATCGGCTTGTAAATAAAGGCGATGGTGTCGTTGTTCACACGGACTTCATAATGTACAGGCACAATTTCGCCTACTGGTTCCCTTTTTTTTATTGATACATTTGTGATATCAACATCTGCTAATCTTTCTTTTATAATTTGCGCAGTTACATCTGGTTCTTTGGATAAGACATCAAAATCCGCTATTTTCTTTAATTTATGACCTATTTTTTTGGGCATATATTTTGAGTACAAAGAAATTGCATAACCACCAAAGAAAATGGCTCCTTGGTTAATAAATACATCTTTGACGGTGTTGTATATAATTTCTTCGTTGTTTTCATTCTCCATGTTTCTTTGGAAATCGATCTTTTCACAAGAACTGTTTTTTAATGGATAGTGTTTATTCAAAAGCATGATTCGTTTTAATACCTTTTCCCAACGACTAGTGTCACCTGCAGGTCTCGATAACTCCAGATACATCGCCATACGCAAAAAGTTCGGCGGCGCATACAATATCCCAGCAACCCTAACCGATTCTTTTTTCAAATTCATGTAAATTTCTTTGGAAAGTAATGTAATATCCGCAACAGGTATGAAGTTTACGAAAACTTTGTATGTACCGTAATGTTGGCCAGCTTTAGCTTCGACTTCTTCAAAACCATTACGATAATATATGTTCGCCAACTCTTTCGCATCATTCAACGCGTTATGTGAAAAAAAGTCGTAATCTGGTATTTCCACATCTTTATTGTAGAATTGGTCTTTAACAGGCAATATGTTGTTGATTGCAGTACCACCGTAACAGATTAGATTCTTACGTTTCAAAAAACCTTCTACAATTGATATAATTTGGGTTATTTCTGGTGAGTTTAATTTTCTACGCGCAAGTTTATCTCCAGCGTTGTCAACTGCCATTCTTAATATAGCCAATTCACAATCCTCAAAGGTACCTTGACATTTATTAAAGTTATTTTTCATACGTGTATATATATAAATATATATATAAATCTATAAATATACAAATCTATAAATATACAAATATACAAATCTATAAATATACAAATATACAAATCTATAAATTCATTCGAAATCTAATAATAGTTTACGTGCTAAATAAATATCAATATGAGGATAACTAACCAATATATCAGATAATTCCCTTCTAAAATTACTATTTATAACGTCTAGTTCTGGTTGACTCCACCACAATTGATTTCTATATTGAGAATATCTCAGGTCGAATACATAAATTACCTCTCTGCATACATCAAACGTCACACTCTTATTTTTTGTTCTTGATATTATAGTATTATTAGTATCAGTATCATTATCATTATCAGTATCATTATCTTGATAGATTGGTAAACTATCATAACTACGGGTGTATAGAAGCATAAATTGTTTTTTTCGATAATATAAATAACGTGTAATTTTTTATATTATTTTTAAAAATATGATATTTTTGATTGGTTAGTGCTTAGTTAGTGGTTAGTTAGTGCTTAGTTAGTGGTTAGTTAGTAGTGTGTCTTAGAAATTAAAACTGTAATAATCAGTAGAAACATTACGTGTACCGTAAGAATATTTAGGGTTTTGAGGGGTAGGATCCTTAACCATGATTGGTTTATATCGCAGTTTCTGTGGTCTGAGTGCGAATGCATAAGTCGCCTTGTCGAAAAACAACGCATTTTCTTCTAAATATTGGTCTACATATTGATATCTCATCGCTACCATTTGGCATCCGTATGCTCTACATAACATGGAACTAGGATTAACAGGATTACTACCACTATCGGGGAACACAATTGTCATCCTTTTTTTGTTATATTCGGTAAGTTCGTGCACATCTGGGTTTCCATAAATATCACTATATTTGTATGCTCTCATGAAAACTGAATTACTCGCTAGATTTACATATTCCATTAGGTCCTCATTCTGCAAGAAAGCAGTATTGGAACGGTCAACAATCAACAAACATTTGTTCATTAGTTTTGTAATAGGTACTTTACCCATATTGGTATTCTTGTTTTCATAACTATATTCTTTACCCAACATGATGTCATCATATGACGGAAAAATCGATGCTAAATTAGACAACATCGTTTGATTGTTACTCATTATACGTAAATGGATTAAAATAGGGTCATTAAAATTGGGAGCTGTTCCACTACTGAATGCATAATTAGCAATCGTGTCCATTACATCGGAAAAGTTGACATAGTTGAAGGTTTCTTTTACATAGTAATTATCGCTTGTACTAGTGGCAACGACAGGGTTGTTATTGATTGAATAGATTTCAAAATCCAAACATCTTACACCTTGTTTTAAGACGCTTTTTAAACTACATACATCGACGTAATTGTTCTTATAACTTCCACCTGAACATGCGTTATATGCCGTTTTAATGTAATAATCATATAAATTTCCCGAACAATCTGGGTCTGATGGGTCTATCGACCTAATATTTCCATCCACCGTTCCATATAGGGTATCCATGTAGTTACACTCTGCTTTACGTAATGTTCTCAAATAAATTAGATAACTAACTATGCAAATTAATACAGTAAAAACTGCTATTATAAGAATATATGATACGTGTTTCTCATTCATATCTTTAATCATCGAAAAAGATAAAGCTTCATTTTTTGTTAAATCCATCGTTATATTAATATAGGATTTTTATATTATTATTATCAAATCTATTAAATAATTATTATTATTATAATTTAATAGTATATTATGCCAGGTGGATTGCTTAATCTAGTAAGTGCAGGTCAACAAAATGTAATATTAAATGGTAACCCTAGTAAAACTTTTTGGAAAACTACATATGCAAAATATACCAATTTTGGTAAACAAAATTTCAGAATAGATCTCGAAGGAAGCCCCATGTTAAATTTAACCTCTGAAACTCTTTATACATTCAAAATTAAACGATATGCTGATTTGCTAATGGATTGTTATTTGTCTTTTGAATTGCCCAACATATGGAGCCCAATTTTACCTCCTAGAAAAATTGTGAACCCAGACGGGAGCGAGGGTTACACCGATTGGGCGCCTTATGAATTCAAATGGATAGAAAATTTAGGTGCACAGTTAATTAGCAAAGTAGTAGTGAACTGTGGGAATCAGAAGTTGCAAGAATTCACAGGCGATTATCTATTGTCCGCGGTTCATCGCGATTTTAGTACAACCAAGCTTGATTTATTCAATCGAATGATAGGCCATGTTCCAGAACTAAATGACCCTGCTAATGCGGGTCCATATGTAAACACATACCCAAATGCATATTTTACTGACAATCCTGCTGGAGCTCAACCATCTATCGGCTCGCGAAGAGTTCTTGTTCCGCTGAATTGTTGGTTCAACCTAAAAAGTCAAATGGCATTTCCTTTAGTGTCGTTGCAGTATAATGAGTTGACTATTCAAATAACAATACGTCCGATAAGCGAACTATTCAGAATACGAGATGTTCTTGATTATAATAACAATTACCCTTATGTTGCACCTAATTTCAACCGAACATACGATCAAATGCATAGATTTTTACAAACACCTCCTGATGTGGAGTTAGGGATAAGTTCTTATATAGATACACGAAGTGTATGGTTCCCTGATGTTAACTTGAATTGCACTTATTGTTTTTTGTCAAACGACGAATCTAAACTATTCGCGAAAAATGAGCAAAAATATTTATTCAAACAAGTACACGCAAAACGATTTTATAATGTAACAGGTAGTAACAAAGTACAGTTAGATTCTATTGGTATGGTGTCAAGCTGGATGTTTTTTTTTAGACGAAGTGACGCGAATTTGAGAAATGAGTGGTCAAATTATACGAATTGGCCTTATGACTACCCTCCATCACCTGCTGTACCTGCTAGTAGTACTGGGGCTTATCAAAACCCAAATCAATTATCACCGTACAAGAATATTGGACCTGGAACAAATCCAGATGGTACCTTAAGTGGGCTTGCTATATCGGGTGTGTACAATCCGCAAAACTTGAAAAGTATCTTAATTGGTTTAGGTATATTGGTTGATGGCGAGTATCGAGAAAATATATTACCTGCTTACGTTTATAACTATGTGGAGAAATATGTGCGAACAGCTGGCAAGGCACCAGATGGACTTTACTGTTACAACTTTACTCTTGATACGTCGCCATTTAATCTGCAACCCGCAGGTGCCATGAATATGAGCCGTTTTACGAATGTAGAGTTTGAGTTTACAACCATATCACCGCCTTTTGACCCTTATGCACAGGTTCTTACTGTTTGTGATGAAAACTCAGGGGAAGTTATTGGTATAAACAAACCTACCTGGAGAATCTATGATTATAACTTTGACTTGTATGTCTTTGAAGAAAGGATAAACATGGTCACATTTGTTGGTGGTAATGCAGGTCTAGTATATGCCACTTAACCAGAATATAGATAGATAGTTTCAAAATTATATTATTATTGAATGTAATTATGAGTAATTATGACAAGTATGCATTTGACGCTAATGGGCCATCATCTGTATAATCACCCAGTATACTGTAACGAACAGGATAATTGGGCGTGAATTTTAAATTACCCTTTTTACTGTTTTTATTATATTTGGAGTCATGCATCTCTCTGTCTTGATTGGATTGAGATGACCATGTATCACTACCAAAATTTGCCTGGGCAACCTTGCCAAACTTATTATTATTAATGATTGCAGACGTTGTACCAATATCACTTGTTAATTCTGAATATCTAGGTGCTTGACTGAATGTCAATTTCCCCGATTCATTATTTCCAGGCACTTCCTTGGTTTGTTTATTTTTACGGGGTGGTTCGTCTGGGTCGCATCCTGGACAATCAATATCGGAGGTGCACTGGTGACCTGTAATATAACAGCGCGAATTACCGCACATATTTTTACAGGTATAAACAGAATTGATAGGTAAGTCAACACGATGTGTATACTCTGGGTTATGTGTGTCGTAACCTTCTTTGTTATATTCTTTATTTACTACATAAATAACATAATATACAACTATTAGTAATAAAAAAACAGAGATAATTAGGCGAATATTTATATTCTTTTTACACGCATTAATAATTGAATTGACTTGTTTTACTCTCATATATTTATTTTATATTATATTATAGTCGTAATCATATTATTATATTTAATAATAAAGTAAATTATATTTTATTATTTTATTAATTTATTATAAGTGATATGTCTAAATATGATGAGGAAAGAAAAAAAATTACAAAATATCTAACTGAGGTTATAGGTAAGATTATATTAATAATATTATACTTTATTGCGTCAACAGCTGTTCTTTATGGTTGTAAGGCGTCAGTATCAGGGACAATTCCTACAAATGGTGAGTACTACCCATTCACAGATGATAAAAAAGGTCCAGAACCAGTTGATGGTGAAAAGGTTAGTAATATATTTACTACAATTTTCTTAGACCCTAATCGTTCCGAAAAAATTAGTTTTACAGATTCAGAAACTAGAGAACAAAATAAAGGTGGTTGGTTGATTGATTTAGTAAAAAGTTTTGCTGGAAAGAAAGAGGATATGACATGCTTAAAAAAATACGTATGGAATGTTTTAGCCCCTTTAGTTTCTTTTGATTATAAGATGCTAGTAGGGGTATTAAAATACATGCATGATAATTTGTGGGAATGGTTGATTGTGGCAGGTGGTCCAATATTTATGATGTTTGTATTATTTGGATTAGTTATTTTGAATTTTGGGTATTTTTCGTTTTTATGGTTTGCGAATATGGTTTTATTTTTTGAATATAATGATTGTCAAGAGTGTACGATGCCACCCCCCGAAGAAGCCGCAGCAGTAGTGGCAAAATCTCTAGTCTCTGCGACACCTGCAGGACAGGTACTTAAGGTGGCATCTACAGTACCTGTTGTACCTCCTGTTGTACCTCCTGTTGTACCTCCTGTTGTACCTACTGGGTTACCTCCTGTTGTACCTCCTGTTGTACCTCCTGTTGTACCTACTGGGTTACCTCCTGGGTTACCTAAGTTGACGGGCGGAGATAACAAAGATACAACTCCAGATACAGATAAGGTAATGTGTCGTGTACCTACCGAAATCGGCGAGACGGTTATCACTGGTCTATATATAACATTCAAAGTAATATTTTTCGTGATAATATTCTTCATGGGATTCTTCACAGGGGTAACTTGGTTTCTACAGATCTTTATAATTGTCTCTATATTCCTGAGTATTGTTACATTCGTCTCTAAAATAGAAGTTGATGATAATGGTAAGGGAGGGAAAGATAGTTCTTTCAAGGGCGTTATGTGGAAATTATTCAGATTTTACAAAGTTATTATTACGTTTGTGATTGTTTATATGATGATTAAACTTGCGAAGAAAGACCTAAGTGGTCCAGCTGCATATGGTGCATTTGCAGCAGCTGGATTGATTGCATTATTTAGTTTTTGTACTCTTTTTATACGAAGAGATATACCAAGTATGACACCAATCATAGAAAAACCAGTTAAAATAAAAATACGTCCGAGTGATGTCATTAAATCATCAGAACAAAAAGGGGGTAGTAATATGAAATGTGGCACAATTTATCGTACAAAAGATGTTAACCAATTAATCAAGAATATCAAGAAGGTGTCTAAACAGTTGTTGTACGTCATCTAATTAATAAGATTTATCATCTTTTTTTACAATAATTAGTTAAAAATATTTAAAAAGATAAATTATTTATATTATATATTCTATGGCAACTACCAACATCATAAAGGCATTCAATAATCATTTTACAGAATTTGTCGAAGACATTACTCGTGTTTTTCCTGATAATGTGGACGTATTATCTGCAAAAAATGCTCTAACAAAAATAAGAAAGGTAAACCCAAAAATACTTCCTGAAATATGGAAAACAATAATTGTAGGAAAATATATATCAAAAATTGAAAATGGGGACCTTGATTACTTTATCAACAAGGATTATAGTGATGATCTAGCAATAAATCCTAATAATAAAGTTATTATTGAAGCCATCGATAGAATGAGGTCCTCACTAAAAGACATGAATCCAGATGATAAGGCAAAATCTATGAAATATATTCAGAATTTATCAAAATTATCATTAATGTGTTGATTATTAATTATTGATTGTTAATAAATATATATTATAATTAGTTCAATTTAAACATATTAATTATAATAATGTTATAATTACCGATGTCAAATGACACACAAGTTCCTCAAGAATTTGCCCGAGTATTGAAAGATTTTGTCCGTGACCTAAATAATACATTTCCCGAGTACACACCATTAATTAGTAAGTGGTGGAAGTTCGAAAGTGAGTATACATACATCGAAAATGAAGAAGAGCGCAAGGAGGCACTCGAACAAGGTATTACTACTAGTACAAAAATTGCATTTGACTTTTGCAAGAAACGGCTAACTCATAGATTTATTGATATTTTATATCAGAACGAGGAAATATTCAAACCTGATTCTACGATTGATACTGAGTTTTTACCACATATTCATTTCAAAACATTATGGAGTTTTGACATTAGTGATAAAACACGTGAAACTATGTGGAAATACTTGCAGTTGATTGTTTTTTCAATAATAGGTACATTAGAAAATAAGGAGGCATTCGGTGACACTACCAAATTGTTTGACCTGATTAACCAAGATGAATTTAAAACCAAGCTGGAAGATACCTTAATTAAAATGCAAGAAATATTTGATTCTTCTAATAATGCAACCGCAGACACAGACACAGACACAGACGGTGAGAATAAGAGTGCTAATAACAATACGTTTAATATGGAAGACATACCTAACGCACAGGACATTCATGAACATATAACGGGAATGCTAGACGGAAAATTGGGAAACTTGGCGAAAGAGATTGCTGAGGAAACCGCGCAAAACATTAATTTGGACATGGAAAACGCGGGTGATATGAAAGACGTTGTGAACAATCTGATTAAAAACCCAAGTAAGTTGATGGGGTTGGTTCAGAGTGTGGGAAGTAAGTTGGATAACAAGATGAAATCAGGAGAGATTAAAGAAAGTGAATTAATAAGCGAAGCTACGCAAATTATGAATAAGATGAAGAACATGCAAGGAATGTCAGAGGTTCAATCTATGTTAAGCAAAATGGGTATGCCTGATATGGGTGGTTTAGGTGCGATGGGTGGTTTAGGTGCGATGGGTGGTTTAGGGGGTAATGCAAAGCTTAACACAGGAGCTATGGAAGCACAACTAGAACGAAAAATGAAATTAGCCAAACAGAAGGAAAGAATGAAGAGTAAACTAGAAGCAAATAAAAAAGCTAAAGCAGATGAAATTGCAAGGCAAATAAGGGAAATGCAATCAATAACAGTTGAACAACAAGAACAAAGCAAAAAAGATATATTAGATATATTTAGTAATACCAACCAAGAGGGTTGCGAGTCATCTTCAGCATCAGAGAACAAGCAGAATACGCAGAATAACCCTAATAAACAGAATAAACAGAATAAACAGAATAAAAAGAAGAAGGGCGCAAAAAAGTAAATAAACTAATTAAATTAAATCTATATAAAATTTAATTTAAAAATATGGTATATTAAGTGATAATGTTAAGTGATAATGTTAAGTGATAATGTTAAGTATTATGCGAGTTACTTATTATTCAAATTGTTTGAAATATTTTTGTTTTTATTTCCTGCTTTTCCACCAACACTTGCTTTAAGAATACTGGTTCTTACAATTTATGTAATCTCGCATATTTTAGGAGTTCAAACAGAATATAAAAAATACAAAGAAGTTACTTTGAACAGCTTAAGATTACAAATGCATGAATCAATAAAAGAATATATACAAGAACCAACCAACGATAGTAAAGGAATCACAATAGAAAAAAAAAGATATTTGAAAACGAATAACAGTTTTTAAAAAACTGGTTATATATATATAAATGATTTCATTTTGGTCAAATGATCCTTACATATTATTTAATAAAGATTATATATTTGATATATGGCCACAGGCTAAAATGACACAAGAAGAGCGATTTAACGCAGTTACACGATTTATTATTTTAATCACAGTTCTAGGATATATTTTAACATCTTCAGTAAGATTATTAGTCGTAGGAGTTATTACAATATTTGTCATATACCTTTTTTTCAATTACAATACATCAAAATGCAAAAAAAAAGAGGGGTTCTCAAAGGGTGGGCAAATAAATGTGATTGCCTCGAATCAAGACGGTAAAACAGGAAATTCAAATGGGAATACATCTACGAATGGTGTAGAATTAAATCAGGTGCTACAAAATAATTTTAAGCCAGGTAACCAGAAAAATCCATTTAGTAATGTATTGCTAACCCAAATTAACGATGAACCAAAAAGATTAGCAGCACCACCTGCCTTCAACCCTGATGTAGATACTAATATTACAAAGGATGTTAAGAAATCAGTACAATTCATGAACCCTGATATAGAAAACACGAATAAACAATTATTCGGAAGTTTATGGGAGAATTTTAGATTAGACAACTCTAATCGTGTCTTTTATACTACTGCTAACACGCGTGTTGCTAATGACCAGGGTGCCTACGGAAAATTCTTGTATGGTAATATGCCATCTGCAAAGGGAAGTAGCATAGAAGACAACATTCAAAGAGAGAAGAATAACTATCGTTATACATTTTATTAATTTTGATTTCTATATAAGAGGTAATATACTAATACATCAATTTATATAACAATTTATATAACAATTTATAAACTATTTAGTAAAATAAATTATTATATATTATATATAATAATGTCTCAAAATACATCTAGCTATACCTTTGATAAAATGTCACGCATAGGTTTAGATAACTGTAGCATATCTCAAGAAGAGCTACAGAACGTAAATTCTTGCAATTATTCCCTACAAAATTACTTTTCTAATGATTCTACTATGAAAAAACCTATTAACTTTGCCACATCACAACCAGGTGTTATGTATAACGGTGGTCATAATAGTGCCAGCGGCGGGTCTAATATTAACGAGTCATCCTACCTACAGATTGGAACTGTTCAAACAAACCCCAAATGCAGAATTGACTTATTTCAAAGACCATTCGCCACAGTACCATATTTAGGAAGAGGTGCTGTTAATCCTGTGATTGAATCACAAATTCAACAAGGCGAAGCCATAACCAACAAAAAAAGTATTACCAATACAACAGAGCAGAGTTATATTAAATATCATCATACACCTTTATTACCAGCTGTAAAAGATAAGGTAACTAATCCTGCAAATAGTGTTGAGGGTGTTGCACATGAAGGATGGGTTCGTGGAGGTGTACCATCCCGTGAATTAACTAGAGATAGTGATTACTTCGACAAACACACCACCAAACAATACGTGTAATTAATTTGAATCAATTACAATTTAAATACATATTTATGAATAAATAGATAGTATAAATATGTATAATAGTAATTATAAGTGTTGGTATGATAATGAAGATATAATGTTTTCACGTGATGAGCTACAAAAATTATCACAAGAGGACAAACACGATATTAAAGACGTGATATATAAAGAAGACTTTTTGAATATATTTGGATTGAATATATTCGATGAAAAAGCTATTAACGAAGAAATGGAACTTTTATACGAAAGGGTTAAAGGCATAGAATCTCTACATCCATTATTGGATACTTTAGCAAACAGAATGTTATCAGATGATAGATTCGATGGGTTTTATGTACTGTTTTCATATGATTATTTGTATTTATTTCACCAATTTTTGTGCGACATTATCAATAGTAATAATATAAATACTGGAATAATTAAGCAATTAACTGAAATGGTCAAAAATTAATATTTTTTATTATATATAGAATGGCTTCTACTAGAAATATTAATACATCTGGCGATTACTGCTTACAACAAAGGCAATATCAACAAAATTCCAATTATACTTTGTATCCTAACTCACAGTACGGAGCAGCATATGATACCAGATTAGCTGGTAATGGGTTAAATCCAGGACAGATACCTGATAACAAATTATCTAAAAATTCCACAGATATCGAATCCTTTTTGCTTGGAATCAATTCTACTAATTTGGTAAACCCTGCCGCGCCTGTGAAACCCAAGTTGAATGAATTACCTACTTTTAATTTGTATAAAAAAGAGCCAGTTGTTATGCCTTATCCTCTTAAAATTGAAAAAAACCAACGACCTTTTCCTACACCGAATTAATTACACCGACTAAAAAGAAAAATGAGACAAATACCAAACAATATAAACAACTTTTATTATAAACTATTATGGAATCTGGACAAGTATTATTGTCTGGAATGATGAGCGGACTTATACAAACAATAGTCGGGTTTCCATTAGACACACTTACTGTTTGGAAGCAGAACAATCGTAAATCAGATATTACGTTCGCAAATCTATACAAAGGGATAAAATACCCACTAATACAAAACCCAATACTTTGTGGTAGTGGATTTTTTTTTAGTGACTACTTTTCAAGGATTACCAATAATTATTTGGTATCATCCTTTTATACAGGGATTATTAATAGCACAATACTGACACCATTCGACTATTATAAGATTAATCGACAGCAAAACTTACCTACTAATGTATTACAATCATTCAATAAAGTTCATATAGTATCTATGCGAGAAATACCTGCTAATATGCTTTATTTTAATACGTACAAAACACTTAGAGGGTATGATATACCAATAGAAATTTCGGGTGGATGTGCTGGTGTAACATCATGGGTTTTTACATATCCTATAGACACGATAAAAACAAGAATACAGTCGAACCATACACTATCAATAAGAGACGCTTATCGAAAAGGCGCGTTATTTTCAGGATTATTATATTGTAATATCAGGGCATTTATAGTCAACGCAATAGGGTTCAAAGTTTTCGAGACATTAAAAAATTATTAAATCATTAAAGTAATATATATATAATTTAATGATTATATTTAACGATTATGATTATATTTAATGATTATGATTATATTTAATGATTATGATTTAGTTATAGTGTAATAATTATATATTTATACGATTGATTGTTATGAAAATAATATTCCTAATATTCGGGTACATGTTTTTTGAATATACATCCTGTACTTGTAATGTCTTTTATTGTTTTTACAACTTCACTTGAGTCCTGGTTTGAACAATCTGTCATCCAGATTTTTACAACGCAAAAATTTTTTTTAGGGGAAATTGTTATACCCGTTACACAATTCACGAATTCTTCTTTACTACTAATCATGTCTCCAACTACTGAGTAAGTGAGCTCTTTCCATGATTGATTCACATTACGGTTAGACACTTTGTACGAAAAACAACCACCATTTCTATTTCTGGGGTCTTCCCATGATGGTTTTATACCTTTTCGCATCATAAATAGCATACAATTATCTATTAGCGAATCTGGCAAATACTCTACAATCGCAATAGTATACTCTAATGTATCAAATTCGGCTATATTAATATAACTATTCGGACTCCAATCTATGTTGTGTGGTAGGTGTGCCCACAGCACCCAGGTATCTGACAACATGTGTTTTTCGGTGTTATTACATTTATCACTCTGCATGTCCATCACTGATACCATTATACTATTTATTAGTACTTTTGTTTATATTATTTTGTTATATTATTTCATAACCATCATCCAGTATTTTGACTGCTTTATCTGATGGGACTTTAACCGTATTTACATCTGCATCTATTATATTTATATTATAATTATCTAAACTATCTAAATCATCAATATTCAAATCACTATGCGTTTTCAATAAATACTTTACTACATCTTTATTTATTATATTGTTTGTCATGTAGTAGTTGTATTCTGAAGTAACAAGAGGCATATCTATCATTTTATCATTTACCTCAATCTCAAATAGGATGAACTTATATTCGGATAAATTTAATTCTAAATCTTTTTCGTTTTCATATGACTCTAACAACTTTTTATATGTAGGTTTACTATCATCATCTTTGTCTTTATAAGAAAATAGTATGACATCGTACGCTTCAGAAACTACGTCTAACTTTTTATTACCTTTTAAATCGGTATCGCTTAGCGTATTTACTATATTTCCATCTTTGATAAACTGTAGCGTGACTGGATTACTTGATTCATCGTTTCCTTTGAATTTTCTTTTTATATTTTTAAAACTATCAATAAAATATCTGCTGTATTTGTTGCTTATAATTTTGTTTTTTAATTTATTCATCTGTATTTGTCCATAGCTTAAAGTATATATTCCAGAATATGACAGTTTCATTAATTGTGCCTTTAATGATTCTTTGTCGTATTTTAATATTTGTATTCTCTGTAAAAAAAACAGAGTAAATATTACCAGGATAGGGCGATACACAAAAGATGGGGTCAGTTGCATGTTAGACATTAACAAGTAGTTATATTTAAATTATATTTTATTTATATTTCTATTTATTGAATTTGGGTTTACCGTTTATAAATTTACCTACTTCATCTCCAATTTCGTCATCATTTACTTCATATATTATTCCATTATTTTCATCGTTTGTACAATATGTTTTGTTGTTTATTTCGATTTCGAATAATTCTTCTTCATCTTCCTCTTCCTCTTGTTCCTCCTCTTCCTCTTGTTCTTCGGTTTCAGTTTCAACTTCCTCTTCCTCTTGTTCTTCGGTTTCAGTTTCAACTTCCTCTTCTTCTTCAGCTTCTTCCTCTTCTTCAGCTTCTTCCTCTTCTTCCTCTTCTGGTTCCTCTGGTTCCTCCTCTTCTTCCTCTTCTGGTTCCTCTTCCTCTTCCTCTTCCTCTTCCTCTTCAGCTTCGGCTTCATGTTCTTCTGCTTCTTCTTCATCTTCCTCTTTCCCTTCTTCTTCTTCTTTT